ACTGAGCGCAAAATTACCGTTGTCTGTTTACTCAATGACGAGTTTGAGGGTGGTGAATTTCAGGTGCGCTTGTACAACGACTACACAGCGCCTTTGAAAAAGGGGACGATGATTGCGTTCCCAGCCATTCTTGAACATAGGGTTATCCCTGTGACGTCAGGAGTTCGCTACTCGGCTACCATGTGGTTTAACGGCCCTCGGTTCCGGTAAGGAAGTACTGTGTTTGGACTCTCAAGTTTTGCTCAAGCCCCGTTCGCCTCAACAGGCGGCGCGTCCTACCTCTTTGTGGTGGCGGAGAACATTGACCTTGCAGAGTCCACAACACAGGCTTCCGCTTTCCTTCTGTCTATTACCGAAGACACAGTCCTAGACGACATTGATGCAACTGCGGGTGATTACTTTGGCTCAATCATTGAGACAGTCACCTCAGAAGATGTTCTGGCCATTCAAGCGGCGTTTGCCCAGAGCGTTACAGAAGATTCCGTCCTCGCCGACACCCCCGAAATTGCCGCCCAGTTTGCCCAGTCTGTGACAGAAGACAATGTCATGGCGGACGCTCAGGAAACGTACTTTGCGTTCTTGCAATCAATTACAGAAGAGCAGACCCTTGACGATGCGAATGCTACCCGGTTTGACTTTGTGCAAAGCATTACCGAGAACGTAACCCAGCTGGCCGTCCAAACAATTGAAGCGCAGTTTAGCTCCGCAATTACCGAGAATCTGGAAATACTGGACACGCCGGTGTCTGTGTTTGATTTCCTACAAAGCATCGTGGAAACGTTTACAGCCGAATCGCAGGAGTTTGCCAGCGTCGTGGTTTTCTTCACAATAGTTGAAGACTTTACTTCTGCCGACGCCAACACTGCGTCTCAAGGTTTCTACTTTACCGTCAACGAGAACACAACCGTCGATGACATCCGTTCGGCTACAGCTCAGTTTGGCGCAAGTATTGCCGAAAACGTTGTAATGGCGGAGAATACGCATGTTGTTGCATGGTTAAAAATTATTACCGACATGAACGCTGACTGGGTCAATATCACAGACACACAGACCGCTGGCTGGACTCTGATTGATACGCCACAAGCGCCGTCATGGAATGTTATAAACAACCAATAATTCCGAGGAATACCAAATGGCAAGTACCTTTTCCAACCTTAAGTTTGAGCTAATCACGACGGGCGAACAGTCCGGCTCATGGGGCACAACAACCAATACCAACCTAGGTACAGCAATCGAGCAGGCTTTGGTTGGGATGGCGACACTGACATCGGCAAACTTTACCTCTAACGTAGCAACGCTGACGCTGACCAACACAAACACAGCCCAGAACGCCCGTGCACTGTGTTTAAACATCGCAGCCGGTGCAGTATCTGCGGCAGGTACGCTCAACGTTCCGGCCATTGAGAAGCCTTACCTCATCATTAACAACAGCAGCTTTACGGTCACCGTAAAGGTGTCTGGCCTGACCGGTGTGGCAGTCCCTGCTGGCAAACGCACTGTGGTGTACAACAACGGCACTGACGTTGGCAATCAGATTGATTACTTGGCTACCCTGTCCCTTGGTACAGCATTGCCTATTGCCTCTGGCGGCACAGGATCTACCTCCACTCAGTTTGTCAACTTAGCCACGAACGTCACGGGCAATCTGCCTGTAACCAATTTAAACGGTGGTTCTGGTGCTTCTTCAAGTACTTTCTGGCGTGGTGATGGCACATGGGCGGGCGGCGCTTCTGGACCTCCCGGACCTACAGGCCCTACCGGACCCACGGGACCTGCATCAACTGTACCCGGACCCACTGGGCCCACTGGCGCTCCCGGCGGACCCGGACCAACTGGATCTCCCGGCGGCCCCGGACCTACGGGACCCACGGGACCCACGGGACCTACAGGGCCCACTGGCGGCTCAAGCGGCCAAGTGCTGTATAACAGCGGCGGCGTTTCCACCGGGTCTGCTAATTTGGTGTTTGATGGCTCTAATCTTACTTGTTACGGAAACATCACTGCGTACTCTGACGAATCGTTGAAAATGAATTGGCGAGGGTTTCCTGCCGATTTTGTTGAGCAGCTTGCGCAAGTGCAGAGCGGTATGTTTGACAGAGTCGATACGGACATGACTCAAGTTGGCGTAGGCGCGGGTTCTTTAAAGAGAGTCATGCCAGAAGCTGTACAAAAACACGACAACGGACTAATGTCTGTAGCGTACGGGCATGCTGCCATGGCTGCAGTAGTTGAGCTGGCCAAACGCCTCGTGTCTTTAGAAAAGCGTCTCAAGGATAAATCATGACCCTTGCATCGTCTGGTTACATTCGTATGGGCGGCACCGACGCAAACCGTTCGGTAAACGTTGAGCTTGGACGATCTTCTACTGCGGTTATTACTTTTACGGAATCCGCCGTGCGTACTTTGACAGGTATAGCGTCAGGGCCTGTAACACTGCCAAGTTCTTTTTGGGGCAAACCATCCGCCCCCGTAGTAAACATTGACGCTCTGGCCGGCACATGGATTTCTTATTACTCCATAATACTTCCAGTCACCATTGATTTGCTTTTTGCCAATGATGGTGTCTTGCAGATGTTTAGTGACAATACAGAAGACCTCCTTTTTAATGGGGGCGCTGCAAGTACATGGGCCACACCTACCGGCTCTGGCGTAGGCAATAATTTCTGGATCAACTGGACGCGTGTGGGAACTACCGGTACCAATGGCTCAGCTACTGCCAGTAGTGCTGGACGGCTTGCACTGAGTACTACAAGAACTATTGCCGTTTATAAAAGCGCTGGCGGCACTACAGACTACACAGCTGAGTACGATTTTGAAATTTGGGATGCCGCATCGGGCGGTACTCGCGTAGGGTATGCGCCGGGAGTGACAATTATTGCGTCCAGAGCAACAGGCCCTTAATGTAAATGCGCTGGTTTTGGCTGTCGCTCATAGGTTTGGTTTTTTGGGCGCAGGCCAAGTCACCATGCATCATTTCGGATTTTTATGGGCTAAGCTGGATTAGTGAGCCGACCATGCGCCACATGGAGTTGTCTAGGTGGCTGACGACAAACGGTGACAACTGCAGTTCAGAGCAGTTGGTTGGAATTTGGAACAACCTTGCGCTTTGGGCAGGGGCGGCAGATAGTGCGGAGTTAAGAGCCAAGGTGCTGTATTACTACGCAAGGGCAATGGAAAGGGAAAAGAAATGATTACCTTAAACAAATGGTATCCGTTAGTTCAACCCACTTACACTGCTAGAGAATTGGCGTTTGACAAGGCAGTGGAGAAAGTTCAGGAAGAATACAGATATGCAATGGAATGTCTTAAACAAGTTAGAAAAACTGAAGATCTGGAACTGGAACTTTACGACAAAAGGGCTAGGCAGAACACCATTGAACTCGGATCCTTTGAAGACCGCAGACGATTCCAAATTTTTGTATGAGGGCAAAATGGAAAACACTAAAGACAAACTGACGTTCTATGTAACCTTCATGGTCAGCATCACACTTTGCGTTTCGGTACTGGCTATGGTGGTCGCGTTCATGCTTGGCCTATGGGCCAAAGAAGTTGACAACGCTGAAATATTCAAGATGATTAGCCCAGCCTTCTCGACCCTGATCGGCGGCATGATCGGCTTTTTGTCCGGCATCAAACTCAACCAAACTGAGGACAAGAAATGACTAAAGAAACATTGAAACTGGCGCTTGAGGCTTTTGAAAGTATTTTTGCATCAACCCACCCTTATCGGGAAGATGGGACAAGCACACTAAGCGATGAGTCTGTTGAGTTAAGTAATAAAGCTATTTCCGCCATTAAAGAGATATTGGAGCAGCGCACATGATCGGACTAGATGCAATTCTTAATATTGGTGGGAAGCCTGAACGGGTTGAGAAAGCCATCACCGCCATCAAAGAAGCCTTGGCACAGTCAGAGCAGGATGGGGAGTGCAAATACTGCACTCATGGTTGTACCGCCTGTGACGCTAGGAGACAGTCAAATGTTTTATCTTGAAACAAATCAAACGCACTGGCTTGTTTGGCCTTGCCTTGCAGTCGGAATTGATGACGAGCTTTGGATTGGAATGGGCTGGCTTAATTTTGAAATCGGCTGGCGTGATGGTGATAGTGGCTGGGGAAATGAAGCCAAACTCAAGGACACAAAATGATCGGACTAGACGCAATTCTCAATATCGGCGGTAAGCTCATTGACAAGCTGATCCCAGACCCAGAAGCCAAGGCTCGGGCTCAATTAGAACTTCAGAAAATGGCTCAAGATGGTGAATTGGCAAAAATGGCTAACGAGACCAAACTTTATGAGACCGAGCAAAACAACCTGACCGAGCGCACAAAAGCTGACATGGCCAGCGACTCTTGGCTGTCAAAAAACATCCGCCCGTTTACGCTGATCTTCCTGTTGCTGGCTTATTCCGGCTTTGCCATCGCATCAATATTTGAGTACGAAACCCGTGGCGCTTACGTTGAATTGCTGGGACAATGGGGAATGTTGGTCATGAGTTTTTACTTCGGTGGCCGCACTATGGAAAAAATTGCCGACAGGGTTAAGAAATGACACAACTTACTGAACACTTTTCTTTAGAAGAACTCACGCACACCGACCACCGTACATTGGATAACACCCCCAATGAAGCCGAACTGGAAAACCTCAAGCGACTCGCAGCCTTTCTCGAAGAAGTCAAATCTGCATTGGGAGGAAGACCTGTTATGGTTAACTCGGCTTTTAGAAGCAAGCAGGTCAATGATGCTGTTGGTTCTAAAGATACTAGCCAGCATCGCATTGGTTGTGCTGTGGACATCCGAGTACCTCAACTAACCCCTGACGAAGTGGTTAAAACCATCATTGCATCGGGTTTACCCTATGACCAAGTCATCCGTGAGTTTGACCGCTGGACCCACGTTAGTATCCCTAACACCCCAGAAACTGCGCCGCGCAGACAAGCGCTGGTGATAGATAAACAAGGCACTCGGCTTTATGCTTGATCCATCCCTTAATTGATGGGAAAATATGCTATGCCACTTCAAAAGATTCTTTTCAAGCCCGGTGTCAACCGGGAGAACACGCGCTACACCACCGAGGGTGGATGGTATGAGTGCGACAAAGTGCGCTTTCGTCAGGGTAATCCCGAAGTTATTGGCGGCTGGCAGCGTTTTTCTACCAATACTTTTCTAGGTGTTTGCCGTTCCTTGTGGAATTGGGTGACCACCGGCGGTCTTAATCTTATTGGTGTCGGCACAAACTTAAAGTTCTACATTGCCAAGGGCGGTACGTACTACGACATTACACCTATTCGCGTTACCGTAACCATCAATGCCAATCCTTTTGCGGGTAACGGCTCAACCACAGTAACGGTTACGGACACAGGACACGGCGCGGCAACAAACGACTTTGTGACTTTCAGTGGCGCTACCGGCACGTATGCGTCCATATTTAACAACGAGTTTGAAATTGTCGTAACCGGCGCTGACACATACACAATCACAACCCCCTCGGTTATTGCTGCTGGAAACTATGGCGGCTCGTCTGTCGTTGCCGCGTACCAAATCGGTGCTGGCTCGGAAGTTCAACAACCGCTAAACGGTTGGGGCGCTGGTGGTTGGGGCGACAGCCCTTGGGGTTTTGGCTTTAGCCCAGCAGGTGTCACGGCGATCCGTGTTTGGAGCCAATCAAACTTTGGCGACAGCTTGATATTTGGGCACAGACAAGGCGCTATTTATTATTGGGATGCCGCCCTCGGCACAGAAACCCGAGGTGTATTGGTCAGCAGTTTGCCCGGAGCCGACGCTGATGTGCCGATCATTCAGAACTATTTGTTTGTGTCTGATACAAGCCGCTTTACTTTTGCGTTTGGCTGTAACGACTACGGCAGTTTCACGCAGGACCCGATGCTCATTCGCTGGTCTGACCAAGAGTCCCTAACCACTTGGACACCGGCCATCACAAACCAAGCAGGTAGTGTGCGCTTATCGCACGGCTCAGAAATCGTGACGGTTGTTCAGACTCGTCAAGAGATTGTGGTTTTTACGGACTCCTCTGTGTACTCTTTGCAGTACCTTGGACCACCCTTCGTTTGGTCTACTCAGTTGTTGGGCGACAACATTTCTATCTATAGCCAGAACGCTGCAGTGCTTGCGTCTGGTGTGGTGTATTGGATGGGCGTGGATAAGTTCTATGCTTACGACGGTCGCGTGCAAACGCTTAACTGTGACCTGCGCCGCTACGTGTTTGAGGACATCAACTACTCTCAGAACTTGCAGGTGTTTGCCGGTACGAACGAAGGCTTTAACGAAGTCTGGTGGTTTTATTGCAGTGCTAATAGTGAGCAGGTCGACCGCTATGTTGTGTACAACTACATAGAAAAAGTCTGGTACTACGGCACAATGAGCCGCACCGCATGGCTTGATTCTGGCTTGTTAGACTACCCTGTTGCTGCTTCATACAACTACAGCGGCGGCACGGGCTTGCTCATTAACCACGAGAACGGCATTAACGACGAAGCTACTGCGGAGTCTTTACCGATCAACGCTTACATTGCTTCGTCTGAGTTTGACATTGGGGACGGCCACAACTTTGCGTTTGTGTGGCGTGTACTGCCTGACTTAACGTTTGGCACTTCCTCTAACGCCCCTACTGGCGACCGGCCTGCTGTAGCAATGACGCTTCAAGGTTTGGCAAACTCTGGTTCTGGCGTAACAAGCTCGGCCAGCCAGCCCGTAGTAGAAGGCAGTACGTATGTTGTAACTGAAGAGTTCACAGGACAGATTTACACACGCTTCCGTGGACGCCAGATGATCTTTAGGATTTCCTCTAACCAAATCAATACGACTTGGCAACTTGGCGCTCCTCGTATTGACATCAGACCGGACGGACGACGCTAATGTCACAAGTAAGTGCAACCCCACCAAACCTACCGCTTGCCCCGGAAGAGTACAGCCGCCGCTATCAAGAACAGTTAAACGCTGTTTTGCGGCTGTACTTTAACCAACTTTCTAACCCCAGCGCTTTGGGGGGCTCGGCACTGAATTTAAACATCAGGACCATGCCGACAACTGCTGATTTTGCCAACCTTAGAACCGGCGATGTATTTGTTGACACGTCTGGTGGCGCATCAATTAGCTACCCACTAAGAATTAAAGCATGAGTTGTCTACAGACTATACCCATGATATTATCGACCAACCCCCATTTTGAGAGGCAAACATGAGCCTGCACGTACTAGCCAACCACATGGCCACCAAAGGGCGTGGCGCTGACTCCATGCTTGTCCACATGACGCCCGAAGAAGTGGCGAGTCTGCAAACTTTGGCCCTGAAAAACGGTGGTTCACTGACCATCAATCCTGACACT